CTGTGGGCACGACCGATGTTCCTGCTTCAAACTGCTGCCGTAACTGCGGCAAGCCGCTGATGCAGGTCGCCGGGAGGAAGCCTGTCAAGTTCTGCTCGGAAGCCTGCCGCATCCACTGGTGGAATACGCATCCGGACGCTGTGGATAAAAAGGCGTTCTACGATTTCACATGCGCTTGCTGCGGGAAGCCTTTCCGGGCCTATGGCAATTCCCAGCGGAAATACTGCTGCCATGCCTGCTATGTTCAGGCTCGGTTCCGAGGTGGTGATGGCTATGACTGAGGAGCAATTCGACCGGGAGAAACGGTATCAGGCCAGCATGAATATGTTCCGGACGATGCTGAAAAACGGCCTCATCACTGAGGAGCAATACGCCATAATTGATACAAAAATGCTGGAAAAATATCGGCCATTATTGGGGACATTATTTTCAGAATCTACTTGCTATTCCGGGCTTTCAGAGCGATGTATAGTACCGGAAAGGAGCTGATTTCATGCGAAAAGTAAGCAAAATCGAGCCGATTTCTCCCTCGCTCCCGACCCGCAAGAAGGTCGCTGCATACGCCAGAGTTTCGATGGAGACCGAACGGCTCAACCACTCCCTGTCAGCGCAGGTCAGCTATTACAGCAATCTGATTCAGAGCAATCCGGAATGGGAATACGCTGGCGTCTACGCGGACAATGCTATCACCGGCACAAAGTCCTCCAGCCGCGAGGAATTCCAGCGGATGCTGGAGGACTGTGAAGCTGGGAAAATCGATATCATCCTCACAAAGAGCATCTCAAGATTCGCCCGGAACACAGTCGACCTGCTGGAGACTGTCCGCCACCTGAAGGAGCTGGGAATCGAGGTTCGGTTTGAAAAGGAGCACATTAATTCCCTGAGCGGCGACGGCGAGGTCATGCTGACTCTGCTGGCCTCCTTCGCACAAGAGGAAGTCCGGAGCCTCTCGGAGAACGTGAAATGGGGCACCCGGAAACGCTTTGAGCAGGGCATCCCCAACGGACGGTTCTTGATTTACGGCTACCGTTGGGAGGGCGACCATCTGGTCGTTGAGCCGGAAGAGGCCAAAATCGTCCGGCTCATCTATGACAATTTCCTGAAGGGCCTCTCGGCAGAGGCAACGGAAAAACAGCTGGAGGAGATGGGTGTCAAGTCCATGAAGGGAATGCATTTTCCCAATAGCTCCATTCGGGCCATCCTCAAAAACATCACCTACACCGGGAACCTGCTCTTCCAGAAGGAATACACCCTTGACCCCATCAGTAAAAAGACCCGCAAGAACCACGGTGAGCTTCCTCAGTATTTCGTGGAGAACGCCCACGAGGCCATCATCCCGATGGAGACCTATCAGGCAGTGCAGGCCGAGATTGCACGGCGGCGGGAGCTCGGCGCTCTGGCAAACTGGAGCATCAACACCAGCTGCTTCACCTCGAAAATCAAATGCGGTCTCTGCGGTGCCAGCTTTGTACGCAACACCCGGAAGAACCGGGCCAAGACCAGTCAGCTTGGGGAGCGTTACACTTTCTACGGCTGCGGCACAAACAAGCGTAAGGGAGAACACTGTTCCTCCGGCACGATACGCGAGGATGTTCTGAAAGAGGAATGCGCCAAGGTGCTCGGCCTGCCGGAATTTGACGAGCAGACATTCTCGGAACGGGTGGAGAAGATTACGATTCCAGCCACCGGCACGATGCTCTTCGAGTTTACCGATGGGAGTTCCCTTGAGCATCACTGGAGCCGGAACGCAAAAAAGGAAAGCTGGACAGCAGAACGGCGAAAAGCGGTCAGCGAATACCGGCGCAGTCGGGAACCCGGATGGAAGTGCTATAACACCTTCACCCACTTCATCAAATGCGGGCGCTGCGGAGCGAACTATCGCTGCCAGACGCACAAGCGCGTGGACGGGACGGTAGTACGTTCCTGGTACTGTTCGTCGCCGACAGCGGTGGGCTGCTCCAAGGTCGGCATCCGGGAGGACACGCTCAAGGCGCTCATCGCGGATGTTATTGGCCTGCCGGAGTTTGACGAGGAGCTTTTCAATCAGCAGCTGGCTTACGCAACGGTGCCCGCAGACAATCAGATTGTCTTTCACTTCCGGGATGGGCACGAGGCTTCCAGAACCTTCGTCCAGAAGCGCCAAATGCCACGCCAGACCGAGGAGAGGAAGAAGCACATGAGCGAGGTCATGAAAGCGAAATGGAGGGAACGCCATGCCGAAAACGACTAAGAAGATTACCACCATCCCGGCTACGCTGACCCGCTTCACAGCTACGCCTATCACGGAGCAGAAAAAGCGCCGGGTCGCCGGTTATGCGCGTGTTTCCACTGACCACGACGACCAGTTCACCAGCTATGAGGCCCAGATTGATTATTACACCAATTACATCAAGAGCCGGGACGATTGGGAGTTCGTCGACGTCTATACGGACGCAGGCATCACGGGCACCAGCACCAAGCACCGCGAGGGCTTCAAACGCATGGTCGCGGATGCGCTGGCCGGAAAAATCGACCTCATCGTGACCAAGAGCGTCAGCCGGTTTGCCCGGAACACGGTGGACAGCTTGACCACCATCCGCCAGCTCAAGGAAAACGGCATCGAGTGCTATTTTGAGAAAGAGAATATCTGGACGTTCGATGGGAAGGGCGAGCTGCTCCTGACCATCATGTCCTCGCTGGCGCAGGAGGAAAGCCGGAGCATTTCTGAAAACTGCACCTGGGGCCAGCGGAAGCGCTTTGCAGACGGCAAAGTCACGGTTCCGTTCAACCGGTTCCTCGGCTACGACCGTGGGCCGGACGGCAATCTGGTGGTCAACCGGGAGCAAGCGGCCATTGTTCAGCGCATCTACGCCATGTTCCTTCAGGGCATGACCTACAACGGCATCGCCCAGCAGCTCACGGATGACGGCATCTTGTCTCCCGGAGGAAAGCCCAAGTGGAACACCTCGGCGGTCAAAAGCATCCTGTCGAACGAGAAATACAAGGGCTGTGCTCTCCTGCAAAAGACCTACACGGTCGATTACCTGACGAAGAAAAAGAAGGTCAATGAGGGCGAAATCCCGCAATACTATGTGGAGGACAACCACGAGGCTATCATCGACCCGGACACCTTCGAGATGGTGCAGCGGGAGATGGAGAAGCGCGGCAAGGGCCGGAAGTACCACAGTGGCGTCCACACCTTCTCCAGTAAAATCCGCTGCGGTGAGTGCGGAAGCTGGTACGGCTCAAAGGTATGGCACTCCAATAGCAAGTACCGGAAGGTCATCTGGCAGTGCAATCACAAATTCGACGGCGACAAGCATTGCAGCACTCCGCACCTGACCGATGACATCATCCAGCAGGCGTTCCTGTCAGCGGCAAATAAGCTGCTGGCCACCAAGGATACGGTCATCGCGGATGGCCGGGAGATGATGTCCCTGCTCTTTGACACCACCGATTTGGAGCGGGAGCAGGAAGAACTCCAGCAGGAGACGCAGGTGGTCTCCGATATGGTTCAGCAGTGCATCTACGAAAATGCCCACGTTGCCCTCGACCAGACCGAATACCAGAAACGCTACGACGGCCTGACTGAACGATTCGAGAAGGCCAAGGCCCGACTGGATGAGGTCACAGCGGAAATCCATCAGATGCAGACCCAGCGGGCCAGCATTGAGGATTTCCTGAAAGCCTTTGCAGCCATGCCGGATGAGCTGACCGATTTTACGCTGGAAAGCTGGCACGGGCTGGTGGACTACGGCACCGTCTACTCTGCCGACGACATCCGCTTCACCTTCAAAAACGGGCAGGAAGTCAAAGCCTGACCCCAGAAACGAAAACGGCTCCCTGCCGCTGGAGGTTATCTCCGGTAGCAGGGAGCTTTGCTTTACTCAAAAAAGGTTTTGCCGTATCTTCTCGGAAGCCACAATTATGTTTTTACTATGCGACGCCACAATTTGATTAAACTTTTTGACTGTAAGTCTATCTGCCATGCGGTAGTCGACATAATTTACAGGCTCACTACCTTTAGCGATAAACAGGAAGTACTGAGGACTGATAGGAAAACAATACCCATTCATATTAGTAGTTTCAACAAGGGAGATGTGTTGAAAGGCTGGATTGTCAGAGGTTATAAATGTTCCAGCGTTATGATTTGCTTCAAATAGTATGAACTGAAGTTTTTCTACGGATATTGATAACGCGGTATTATAAAAACCACCCTGATTTTTGAAAAACATGCTATAAAGCTCCGAGAACCATATTGCCTCCATGAAGTCATCTACTTCATTCCCGGTACCAAAGGCTTGCTTTAGCATATCATTTATCCATGTATATATGCCCATAGCATTGAATTGAGGACTGCGACAAAGCATCATAAAGAAAAATTCTAACATGTCTTTTGCAGCTTTTTCAGAAATCACCCTTTCCCCATTTCCTCCTGGAGCAGGCAACGCATTGTGCACTTCATCAACAAAAGTTCTGAGAATGCTCTCCCATCGGGTTTCATAAAAACGGTCTAACGAATCCTCTATGATGTAGCAGTTCATGTCATCGAGACGATTAATTATCGCCTTTTTTCGGGCTAAAGAATTATCGTCCACATAGTAGAACTCCCACTTGTCTACATCGTTTAAATGCTTTCGGACACTCTGCTTGTTTCGGATTATACTGTAACCCAACTTGCCATAAACCGGCTTGGGGCTATTATTAATCATTGCTTCATAAACTTTTTCAACAAAATAGCTGTAGACTTTCGGACATTTATCCGCAATATATAGTTGGCGAAAACTGATGGTGTATAAATGTGGTTCCCACAGTATGGTCTCGATAGTCCGTCCTTCAGCTACAGTAGCCCCATTCTCAAAAAAGTATACTCCGTCAAATTGCTTTGTTGGCTCTTTGTTAGTCTCAACTTTCGTTTCCCAAGCCTTAAGATAGACTCTCGGCACATAATGTTGGTTCTTCGTCGGCACGGAAATATCCCCCTCTACCTGAAGATTTACAAGAAGCTCATTAATACCTTGGATGCGAGAAATCTTACCTCACAATTATACTGTGGCTGTCAATATAAAAACAGCGCCGGTTCCTGAAAACCGACACCCCTAATCAGACCGACACCCCTTTAACCCCTACGACACCCCTTTGGTCAGGCCGCTGTGCTTTGTATCAAATTTTGCGTCTTAATTTCGATATAAATACACTTCACCCGCCCCTCGTACCGGGGCAGTAGCGCTTTCAGGGCCTCCAGATTGTCGCCCCGGATGATCATATTCTCGCTGCCGTTATCCTCATCGTGCTGGCCGCTCTCATCATAGCTGTACTGACGTTCCAATACCCGAAACGGTACTTCCTGATGATGGTTGATCACCTTGCTCTTTCCGATCCATTCAAGTGTTGGCATGGGTGCTCTCCTCCTGTGTATCGCACAGATCATTCTCCGTGCAAACTGCTCTCTACGCTCAGCTTGCAACGCATGGCCTCGGAAACGCCACGCTGCGCAGTAACCTTTGTTTCAATGACACCGCCGCGTTTTTTGGCAATGGTAGTAATCTCGGCCATGAAATCCTTTCAATCACCTCGATTAACAATTCAAAAATATTATACTCAGAATTACGACAAAAGTCAACGTCGGAGCAGCTCGGAGACTTTCCCAAAAAGAAAATGCGTATAACAGTCGAAAGGCCGAAACACTTATTTTCCACTATACGCAGACAGCGGATGTGTCTCATCAGCCAAAAGCTGGCGATCTGGGCCCTTTGAAAATATCTGCAAATACTTCGGCAGATGTGTTCACAGCCGCTTGAGAAAAGGGGCGTTGCGTGCTATACTGAATGCGTTGTGATGCGCCTTTTTCTCTGTAAAAAGGGCGCCATCGACGGGAAGGAATCTCGAAAATCACCCATACAAGCAGGGGATCTGCCAAAGACACGGCGGGCTGTATGCCGCGCAAACGCCACAGGCGGAAACCCTTGAAACAATGGAACATCGAAGGAGATATCAGATCATATGAAATTAGGAATCGTTGGCCTGCCCAATGTGGGCAAGTCCACCCTCTTCAACGCCATTACCAGCGCCGGGGTTCCGGCGGATAACTACGCCTTTTGCACCATCGACCCCAACGTGGGGGTGGTTTCTGTCCCGGACAAGCGGCTGG